AAAGTATAAACGAGGTTATGAACATTTATACAGGAAACATCCACGTCATTATAGTAATCAATTACCAGCATTAACTGGTGAAATTTCAAACGAAACTATGATTAGAAGAAAAAATAGAGAATGGTTATATTTAAGAGAGCCTCCAGAAGATAATGAAGATGATTGGTATTTTTGGTGTGATTTTCATAAAGTAAAATTATGGACAGATCTAATATTTTGTCACAATTGCAATAAAATAATTAATCCAAACCATCATTATAATGGGAGTATGGTACCAAATTTATTGCCAGCAAGAATACGATATTCAGTACCTGAAAAAATTCTCTGTCAAAGTTGTACAGCAAAAGAAAATTATCAATATTACCAAATGGAAGAGATTACGAAACTCACTAGGGAGATTCGTAATATGACGAGGAGAAGCAAACGTGGGAAAAAAGAATAATAAACCAAGACAGATCGTAAATGACACTCGTGGTTTACGATGGTTACTTCTAGTCTGTATAGATGATCTTGCGAACAGCAGGATCACACCCAACAAGGCAAACGCAATGTCCAATGTTGCAAATTCTATCATGGACACAATGCGTTTAGAGATGGTATCCACTAGGATTGGCAGTTCTGATGGATACGCACCTCTGATTCTAGCTAACGTTCCAGAAGAGATCGAGGCTAGTTAAAGAGGTCTCTGACCCCCTGAGAGACAGGCAAAATCTTTTCTCCAAGCTCTTTTGCCTGTCTCTCAAATTCTCCTTCCCATTTGACTTCGTTTATCCATGGAAGTACCATCCCATTTTGTTGCGCTGCAAAGATTAATCCGCCAAGACTTTTAGTCCCATTTCTAGGCAGTTCTGGCCGATGCGATTTCCATTGTCTTGTAAAATATCCTTGGCCTCTACCCATAGTTCCGTAGCGTGCGCCTCCTGATACTGCTTCTAAGAATAGTTCAAATGCTTGATCTATTGTTAGTTGATTAGCTTCGTTGTCATCATGTATCGCACCTATTAATGGTAACATAACATTGAGTGTGTACCATTCGTTACTATCTGCTAATCCTTTTTCACGAATGTATTCTATGCAAGCTTCAGCTTTCTTATATGCAGTCCACTTTGAATCTTTTCGGGGGATATATGGGGTACGAACTGTTTCTCGCTGTACTGACATCTCTGGTACTAGGCTGCGTAGCTTACGTATATCAGTCTTATGATAGTATTCCTTTAAGAGGTGAGCTAACGCTGGTTTTTGTCCTTTTGCTATCTTTTCTAATTTTGGATAATTGACAGTACCAGGTAAGCGCATAACACGATCAACGTTGGACATGTTGTCTACTTTGACAGGTAAATCTTGGAATATGTTGCGCAACATAGCTTCAAAATCGTGGGATAAATTAGTTACGCCAGAACGAAACTTTATTAGTTCATTATTTATTTCTTTTTGCACTTCATCATTAGCTGGACGGAATAGCTGAATATCTATTGCCTCAATAAGAAAATACACAAGCTGAAAACCACCTCCAGAATTAATAACAACTGATGGACAAATATCTCCTATTAGTTTCTCATCTATAAAGGCTGCAATTTGATCTGCATCTCGTTGGAAAGATGTAAAATCTATATCAAAAGCTAAAGCTCTGATAGCAATTATATCGTCAATATTATTCTTGCCCCACCAACCTTGTCTTTGGGATACTTTGCATGGTCTATTGACGCTATAATATACATTTGATTTACGATCCTGTCGTTCTTGAATATCTTGGATGAGCTGTTTCTGTTGTTGCGCCTCAAAGGTGCAACCTGGTTCCCATCTAGGACCGTTTTGTGGACCTCCGAATGGAGCTTCGCTTGCAATAGTATGGCGACCTCCTGGATCCAGGAGGTCTAGAAAATACAGGCATTGCTTGATATTTAGTTCCATTTTATTCCTCCTCGTTGCTTGGACGAAAATTGACTACATTTTGTTTCTCCAATTTTACTTCTTGTTTTTGGAATTTTTCAAAAGCATCGTTAAGTTCTTGTTGAGCTTGTCGTAGAATTGAAAATGTATCTTTATAAAGTTTAACTGCATCATCAAACCTCTTTTTAGATGTTTCCCATTCCTTCTTCGCAGATTCAAACTCTGCGGGAAAAAGTTCTGGCATTACCAACTCTCCTTTTTTACTTTCTTGCCCTAAGTATAGCGCAAGTAGAGGCATAAGTATAGTGCAATCTTCGCAAGTATAACGTTAACTCTCACAACAGGAGCACAACTAGTGGCAAACTTCACGTACAAATCATACAACTTTGTGGACAAAGATCCTATAATTGATGAAATAAGGACTGTGTATCAACAGTCCGGTGTGAATTATAGGTGGATTGAAGAGAATTCTGGTGTAACTGCGGCAACATTGTCTGCTTGGTTTAATGGTAAAACTAGAAAACCTCAAGCAGCAACCATAAATGCTGTGTTAAGATCATTAGGCTTCAAGCTAGGAATAGTTGAATTTGGAAAACAAGTTCAAGTATTCCCTATAATGGAACAGCCAAAAACCTCTACTAGACATCAAAATGTCGTAACAATCCAGAAATATAACAAGTTCAAGAAAGCTAAGAGAAGATGAGGAATCCCACCGAGGATACCACCCCGGCAGCGGACGCGTGATTACCGGCTAGTGATGGATAACAGGATTGTGACCAGGACATGGTCAGACGTAGCAATAACGCCGTCGCATGTGGCATAGTGGGCTGCCTGTTGTTTTGGCACTACAAGATGAGATTCAGGTCTTCGGTGGGTGTGCAAACATTGCCTGTGAAATCTCATAACATCACGTATTGGGGTTGTCGTTGGAATGGGCCAGCGGCAACCCCTCTTATTACTCAAACATCAGGAGAAGTAAAATGAAATATAAGATAGAGTTCTCAGGTCAAGCAGAAGTTATGTTCGCTATGATGGCAAAACTTTTGCCAGATGATCTTAATGTACACGTGGAAGAAATTCCTGATATACAATCAGGCAAATCTTCTAAGGTTGCGCAGCAAGTGATAGCTGCATTAGGTCCACCACAATTGGAAAAGCCAAAACGAGCAAAACATTTTATACATCCTAGTGGAAAATCATCGTCTGATTTTATTCTTGAATATTTACAAAAACATCAAACAGGACGATGGAGAGATATGAGTAAGCATCTTGTCAATATTGGTTATAATAAAAGTACAATCAATAATTCTATAACCAGATTAAAGAGTAAGAAAATTATTGAACAAACAGGCATTGGTATATATAAATTGATAAATAAACAAGCCAAAGCCTCTTAATCACATGTAAGTCATGTGTTATTATTCTGCTTGCGTCTCGTAGGAAAGTATGCTATTCTAACCGTAGGAAGGAATGAGTAATGGAATTGGCGAAGTTGTACAAGAAGGATGCGTCTGGTAATACTAGAGTTTGGTGGGCAGAAGTAGGTGAGCATCCGAATGAAGGTTATTGGCGCACCCATTCTGGTCGTATAGATGGACAAATATCTATATCAGAATGGAAATGGGCTGATCCTAAATCCCAAGATACTGCATACAATCAGGCACTGTTTTATGCCAAATCAGCTACGGAAAAAAGATTGAAAACTGGAGACTATAAATCTGACGAAGACAATATTGGAGAGCAACGCTCCAGTACAATTAGTCCCATGCTTGCTCAACCTTACGTAGGTTGGCAACGTACTTGCTACGATCAACCTAAGCTAGATGGTATACGTTGCCTAGCTAATAAAGATGGACTATGGACGCGCACCAATAGACAGATAGTCTCAACACCGCATATTGAAGGAACATTGAAGCCATTTTTTATGATATGGCCAAAAATTATTCTTGATGGAGAATTATATAATCATAGTCTACATGACAATTTCAACAAGATTATCTCACTCGCTAGAAAGACAACTCCAGACTTTGCAGAGTTGGAAGAGAGTGCAGAGCTTATTGAATATTGGATCTTCGATATGTACGATCCAGATTATCCTGATTTTACATTTGAAGAGAGATGGTTTTTTCTTCAACTACAAGTATTTGATCTTCATCTTCCTAAGATAATGGAAGTACCAACTAAATTAATCAAGACAAAAGACGAACTTGATATACATAATATGGAGTTATTAACTGACGGTTATGAAGGCCAAATTGTGCGCCACAATACACCGTATGAGCAGAAGCGCACCAATAATCTATTGAAGAGAAAAGAGTATGTAGATCAAGAATTTGAACTTAAAGATATATTGGAAGGGCAAGGACAATGGACTGGCTATGCCAAAATAGCTGTGTGTTCTTTAGCAGATGGCAGAGAATTTAGAGCTGGTATAAGTGGCACTCAAGAATTCAATTACCATCTTCTACTGAATAAAGAAAAATACAAATCAGTTACAGTTAAATATCAGGCATTAACGCCTGATGGCATTCCACGTTTTCCTATTGCGATTAAATTCTATGAAGAATTGTTTGGTGGTTTAGAAGAGAGAATCAAACCGCGAAAGGATCTGTTCGCATGAGTGACGCACACGCTAGAGACATTATGAATACAGCATCATCTGGTAATATTGTACTAGATGATGAACTCCTAAAATTAGGAGGATTGGGAACAGAAAATGTCAAAGCTAAAGATGTTGTCATTCCTCGCTTGGTCATTTTGCAAGCACTATCTCCACAACTCAATAAAAAGAAAGCTGAGTTTATCGAGGGCGCAGAGATTGGTGATTTTTGTAATGTTGCTACTGGTGACATTTATAAAGAATCAATTCTTGTTGTTCCTTGCCATTTCGCTACCGCATATATGGAATGGACAAAGAACCGTGGTGGTCTAGCTGGCAATCACGGAGATGATCCTTCAATCTTATCCAAGACAACTCAGAATGACAAACGAGAAAACATATTGCCTAATGGCAATGTGATTCAAGAACAAGCACAATGGTTTTGTTTAGTACAAAATGGTGCGCAATGGCAGCGCTCATTTCTGCCATTAAAGGCAACCAATCTAAAACATAGTCGAAAATGGCTTACTCTTTGCCAAACGGAAACAGTTCAACTTCCGAATGGAGAGTTCTGGAAGCCACCTCTTTTTTGGCGTTCTTGGAAGCTCATTATTGTTGACGACAGTAATGACCAAGGAGACTGGGCAACATTCCGTCCAGAAAAAGGCGAATTGATAATGGATATTGATCCAAATCGCCAGCTTCTTAGAATGTGCAAATCATTCTACGAAGATATTAGAACTGAGAAGGTTAGACCCGATATTGAACAGACTCAGGACGAAGGTGGTCCTATTATTGAAGGTAGTAGGGCTAAAGGCCCTGATGACAAAGACATACCATTCTGAAAGGAGAAAGCATGTCTGAAGAAAATGTTGAGCGCGCAACACTAGAAATTGAAAGCCTAATCAAAAATGAAGCGACTAGGCCAAGATTTCTACGCCAAATAGAGGCAATACCAATTAAAGAACCGGAACCAGTGCCACAGCCTAAACCTGTAAAAATAGACCATACATACCTGCCTTTGGATGCTCTTGAGGAAGTATCACGTTCTCTTATGTATGGCGCCGCAAAACGAGAAGCATGGAACTGGGCTGTAAATCCAATTAGTTGGACAGAACGTTTGGCTAAGGCGCAGCGCCACTTGTTTGAGTTCCAGAAAGGACATAATATTGATCCTGCTTCTGGAGAAGCGCAGCTTCAGCATCTTGCGTGCGCAATAACTCAACTTATGTTCTTGCAGTCATATGTTATAAATGACGCAGGAACGGACGATAGATTCAAGCGGTAATATTTATGGCGCGATCAGGCTACAGAAGCTTGGTGAGTGGACCTTATGCTTCGAGGACTAATTCCAGGAAAGTGGGAGGCAGCTTTCACTGGCGCGCCTATTTGGAGGTTTAAATGGATCATCATGAAGAGTTTGAATGTGAAGATTGTCATTGCCGTGTGTTTAGATGGCCACTCATTCCCAAACCAGAAAGTGGAATCAAACATAGCGCATTTAATGGAGATCGCTGTGCCGTTTGTCAATGGATACATGATCAACCAAATCTGACTGAAAAAGAAATAGCTGAGATACGTTTGATCACTGCTACACCAATCTTGGAGAAGAATGATGACTAAAGAGGCTATATCAAAGTCTTATATGGATGCGCAAAAAATTCTCCATTCTGGAAAGCAAACTCCGCCATTGATTGAAAGACTAATTGCAGTTACTGGCGCAGCCAAAGAGGGATCTATTGGTGAAGCTATCAAAGAAAGATTCACTGCTAAATCATTTGACATAGAAGATGTTAGAGATGGAGAATACGATTTTACTGGTTTTACAGATTTAGTTATGTGTCATGGATACACATATATGGATTGGTTAGAAGAAGTTCCTGATGAGGAAGCTGAAAATATCATCAACATTAATTTATATGGATCTATAAGAGTGATCAAACAGTTTGTTAACCAGACTATAGATGAGCCATTTCGCAAAAAGATCATCTCTATAGGTTCAATGGCATATAATCATGTGCTTAATGGAAGTGCAGCATATTGCGCGTCCAAAGCAGGGTTGAATCATTACATTAGATGCGCTGCATGGGAGTTA